ATGTTATCGATCAAAAATTGTCAAGATCAAATTCGTCTTTCTTATTAAATGCTGGACATCCTTGATAGTATTTTTTAACAATCTTTTCATCGTTTTTTAATTTATATTGTAGCAAATCTTCTTTTTGGAAAGCACTTTTTATAATTTTATTGTCAGAATTAATAATACTATAGTAATGAAAAGGAAACTTATATGTGCAATACCATTTAGGATTGCCATCTTTTTTTAATTCATTAGGTTTAGATGCAAAACCACACATTAATTTACCGCTAAAGCTGCCATCTTTTGGCATACCTTGGTTGTATGCAAGATTTGAAACAGCAGTTTTTTCAGTAAAGCCATCAGCATATTTTTGATAAGCTGTTAATTCATGCTCAAATCCAAGTAGTTCATATTTAGATTTAGGTATCATTTCCATAACACCATCAACATCTAAATCTTGTTTTAAAAACAAAAATTCCATCTTTATATTTTCAAGATGGGGATAAAGCTTTCGAATAGCCAGAGTATACATATAATCTTGTAAATTATCTGATACTTCTTTGCCTTCGTATTTTTTCTTATTCGTTTTAAAATCGCGTATTAAAACAACACTGTTATTGCCATAAATAAAAAGTTTATCTATAAAACCTTTTATCTTGTATTTTATATCGTTTTCATTTACTTCGATTTCAAAATCTTTTTCAGAAATGACTTCTGTAGGCTTACCAAACTTATTTCCAAAAAAATCATAAAGCAAACCTTTATATATCATTTCTTTGATATCGTCTACATGCTCGTCTTCATAAATATTTTTATTCTTAACATGCTTTAAAACAAGACGTTTGACAGCTTTTGATGCAAAGGGATTTTTCTTTTTTAGAATAAGATCATAATGCTTTTTATGTCTATCGATGCCAAGACATTCAAAAACTAAATGCACAATTTCTCCTTTTAAAGCTCCACTGTTTGTTTTATCTGGAAGCTTTAAAGGATACTTGCACCAATATAACCAAGAACAAGATTTAAGCGTCTTGATCTTGCTGGCGGATAGTGTTTCTTTCAACATTTAATTGTTCCAGATAATCTTCAAGTAACAAAATAATTTTCTTGTCAGATTTATTATTATACAATTCTTTAAGAATATATTCTACTTGGCTAATTTTATTTACTTTCTTGTTAATCCACTTATCGATACTAATATCTTTTTCGAGCATTTCGCCAAAATCTTTAACAACAGGAAGTCTAATCTCAACTTTATTTATATCAAAGTACTTAATAAGTTTTAAATATATTTTAATAGCGGCAAGAAGTCCGCGATTATCTGCTTTATCTTGATCGTTGTTTGTTGATATATATATCTTATTCAACGATAAAGACATCAAGTAAGATAATTGCTTTGAACTGATTTCAAGACCAAAAACAACAAGGTGATTATATAAGCCTTGTTGCGATAACGCCAAACTATCTCCAATACCTTCAATAAGTATTATTTCTTTCTTTTCTTCAATTGTTTTACTGAAAATATCAGAAGGTAAATTTATTGGATATATCCAATTAGCTTTTCGACCAAGATGTTTCCATTTAGGAAAAGCTGAATTTTCTTTCCATAACATGTGTCTGCCACTCAATCCAACAACTTTTTGATTTTCATCGAAAACAGGAAAAACAAATCTGCCATTCATTTTGCCTGACATTGCAAATCCTGATCGATATGTTTTTAATATATCATCAGATATTTTTTTATTGTTATAGAATTGATAATGAGGAAGTAAGGTTTTAACCTCATCATGACTGAAAAATTGATCAGCTTCCATTTTAGGAGTCTTAATTACATCTATAAAACAATGATTTTTATCTTCAATTACCTCAAAAAATTCTTTGAGCCTTATATCGTCTTGACAACTTAATTCAATAAGCTTTTTAAATGGTTGATAAGTTGTATTAGCTACAAAATCTTTCCAGATTCCAGTATCCTTCCAAATTTGTAAAGCAGTTCTATTATCTCCATTGCGATAAACAGCATTTGTTTGCCAATATTTACCGCGATCGTTTAAATTATAACCAAGTTCTAAAAGAATCTTTTCGATTCTTTCTGCGGGATTTTCAGTCAAGTTCTGGTACATCATCGCCTCCATCTTTAGCTACGGTTGCTGTTGCAGTCAAAGAATCAACAATATCACGCAAATCGCCTTTTTCGTTAACGCAGAAATTAGCAATTTCAAGATTTACGAAGTTCTTCTTTAATGTGTTATCTGCCATTTTTATTGGATTGATAGCGCCAGCAATATCTTTTCCTAGATGGCGAGCTTTTACATTAATTAGCTTATGAGTTCCAAATCCCGGCTCACTTTGTAGCTCATCAAATGTTTTATTTCTAAGAATAAACATGTGAGATGAAAATTGAGTAATTCGATCAGAAAGCGAAACGATGCTTTCATCATCTGTAACATTTGACGCTTGTTTATTTGTAACAATACCAGCGCGATTAGACTGAACAGAAGTCATCATTGAGATACATGGACCTTTATCAGATTTAATATCTCTTTGAATAGTTCGTTTATATTTATCAACCATTTCACCAACCAACTGCCATTCAGTTTTGTTACTATTAGCTTCTGTTGTTGTTTTAATATAATCGAAGCTAAAAATCATCGGATTACCACGACCAATTTTAGAATAATAAAATCTTTTCAATACACTTATTTGCGCATCAACAGTCATGCCACCAACATTGTAATAATATAAATGTTTATATCTGTTCTTAAGAGTTTTCCAGACAGATCGAACATTTTCTACTACTTCAGTTCCAGCTTTTCTCCAGTTTCCACTTTCAAGCAAATACATTGGAACCTTAGACATTGCGGCGCACTGTCTAAAAATTAATTCTTCCTTGCTCATCTCTCCATTATCAAAATGAAGAACAGGTACAGAATATTGTTCAGAAACCTTAGTAGTAAAATCCAAACAGAATTGAGTTTTACCAACACCAGAACGAGCAACTATGACAGTTATGTTTCCGGGTCTCAATAAAGATCCATACATATCCTGAAGCTTAGGATGTGGACCAGCAAAACCAAACTCTGTAACAGGATTGTTTCCTCGTTCTTCAACCAACTGTTCCATCTCATCGAAAATATTTTCTGGCTGATCTGTACCAGTTTCGTAGAGATTAATTTGTTGATTGTATAATTTATCAGCTTCTTCAATGATCGAGCTATAATCAGCAGAAGTTGATATAGCCCGCATCTTCTTGTTTATTTCAGCACCGCATAAAGCTATTTCACGACGAATAGTATATTTCTTTAATTCTTTAGCTACTGAAATAATAGAATCAGCAGAAAGCTTTTTAAGCGATAGAGACTCAATATAGTCAGAAGGATTTATATTATCCTCGAAACTAATACCATAGTTTTTAACACGTTGAGAAATTACAACTTCATCTATTTTTTCTCCATTCTCAATCGCTTGACGTAAAACTAAAAATATAGTTCTATTGATTTTAGAACTTTCACTCCAAAAATCTTTTTCTGTTATAAATGAAGCTATCTCACTGTATCTATCTGGATATTTAATCAAACCAGCTAACAACTGCGTCTCTAAATCGTAAGAGTATATCATTTTGAAGCAGTATAGCCTCAATCTCCAGACATGTCAATAGATTCTTCAGCGTTATCAATTTCGTTTAAATATTTTTCTATAGCCTTAATTAAACCCATTTCTACAAGAGGACTCGCAACTTTTGTATAAATCATAGGACAACCGTCTTGTGACACGTATGCAACAATAAACCCTTTAGAAGATTCATCAGATCCAGTGAACTCATATAATTTATTAAAATAATTATCTGGAATTTTAAAGTTCTTAAAATCTTCACCTGACGGTTGTTTTTTCATTTATATTATAGTATTACACCCTGAGACTCAAATAGATATGTATTTATTATATCGTTTTCGTAAATAGTTACAAGTTTTATATTATTTAGTTCACAAAACTTCTCTTTAGCTTGATCTCTCTTCAATTGGTGCAAATAATTAATACGATCTTGATGAAAGAACTCAACATATTGTGTATGTTGTCTTCCTTGTACTTCTATTGCAATTTTTTTATTAGCGTTGTAAAAATCTAACGTTAAACGTGTACCAACAATTGGAAACTCTTCAAAAACAATATTTCCAAACCAGTATTTTTTAACAAACTTTTTAACACTGGTTTGGAACTTGCTTCTGCTATCTATATCCCAATCTATGATATATTGTTTAAGATTTTTACATCGTTTCTTTTTATTGGTCAGTGTCAGAAATTCCATCGCCAAAGCTTAGTAGATTTTCACT